CCTCCGTCAGCACCTTGATGTAGCAGCCGAGCAGTTCCATCTCGGCAGGCACCGCATAGATCGTGATGTCCGCGACGCCTGCCGCCAAATCGCACGTATTCGGGTTGAAGCAGAGGACCTCAAACCGCGCGTCGGTCGGCTCCTCTGCTCCCATAACGTGACTGCCTCTTGCGCTCATGCTATCGGCCTCTCTACGGGTTCCCGGTCGCGCGCCAGATGGGGAAGACCACCGCCTGTCCAGTCGCGCCACCGCCCGTTCCGGCGGTCTTGTGTTCGAGCACGATTGTCCGACCACGCGCTACCGCCACCGCTGCCGCGAGGATTCGAGTCTCAGTGACCCCGAGTAGCGTATTGTCGGGGATCTCGAACTCGTCGGCTTCGACCCGGTTGCTGGTCCCGTCGTAGTCAGCGACATCAATAGACACCACCGGCTGAATGGTCGGGTAGTCCATCGCAGTCGTCACGATGATGTACCAGCCGCTCAACAGCACATCGAACGGCATGTGGTAGTGTCCCATGTCGGCGGCACCCCCGGCGAGGTTCGTCGGTCCCGTCGCCAGGTACGCGCCGTGATACCGCTCCACGTACTCAAGGAAACCACCGTTCTGTATCGTTGGTCCCATGTCCTGTCCTCCTCAATATCCCAGGAACCAAAACGGGACGGCGATGTGAGCCGAGAGATTCGTCCCGTTCGGCACCTCTCGCGTGCTCGGTTGCGAGATGTTCGCGCCGGTGTTCGCCCCAAGCGTGCCCGCGACAGCCGCGTTGATACGCGTCGCCGCACCATCGGCTACTGCCCCATCGACCAGGAGCAGAACGTCCTCGTAGATGACTAGCCTCTGGTTCGCTGCGTCGAACTGTACATCGTAGCCATCCATGTGAACCTGCGCCTCCTCCACGGCGCGGAGGAAGCCGATGGTCGCCAGGGGGATCAAGTACCCCCCGGTCGCGTAGCTGCTATCTAGGAGAAGCGTACCGAACATCGCACGCTTCTTCCCCATGCGGACGTGACTGTTCACGCTGACTGTAATAGCCATTCTCTCTCATCCTCCGGGGGAGGCCCTGACAGAGCGGCCCCCCCCTTCCATTCTAGGAGCCGGTCAACCGAAGACCGCCCCCGTTCTCACTAGGTCGCGATGTAACGATACAATACCACGGCCCGACCCGACCCGGCGATGGCACCGCCCACACACTGAATCTTGTGCTCGAAGATGAAGCATCGCCCTTCGGCGATGTCCACCACGGGCGTAAACTCGTGCCAAACGAAAGCGGTGTTGCCGACTGCGGTCGTGTCGGGAACGATGATTGTATCCTGTTCCACACGATTCGTCGCCCCATCGTAATCGGCGAGGTCAAGCGACACCTGCGGAGGTGTGGTCGTCGCAATGACCGCCACGGTCACGATGAAGCCCCAAGCAATCAGGGACGCGGCAGCGCCGATGTGGACGGTTTCCACGTCCGCCGCGCCACCCGCCATGTTCACTACGGTCTGTCGGACATAGTGCTCCACGCCGACATCCACGTAGCTGTTTGGGAGTGAGGTGATCGTCTGAACTGTTGCCATGTCAGCTCCTCCCTATGTGCTCGTGACGTGAACAACTCGCGCGTCGCCCACTGTGGTGTATTGGTGGACCAGCCCCCACTGGAGGATGCCCCACCAAGCCAACCGCAGCGCGCGTCCGAAATCGCCCGAGCTGTCAGCCAAGATAATAGGATCGGCGGCGACTGCCTTCATCACACCGTCTGCGCCAAAGGCAACCGACTCCGGCAGGACGCTACCCGTTCCTTGCATCGCGAGAATCGCGGTGTTGTTCGTCTCCACGATTCGGAAGTGGTAGTACCTGCCCACCTCTCCATTCAGTCGTCGAGCGGGTTCAGCGTAGAGCTGCACCTGCTCAAAGTCCGGGTCCTCGTACAGCGCCCGAACACCCTCGTGCCGAGTAATGAAAATGTAATCGGCCGAGTCACCCCAAGTCGGCACCTTGAGAGTCTGGAACATATACTCGTAGATCTCCCTGAAGTGCCATGCTGTCAGGTTGCTGGTGGAGGCCCCCGCAGGGGTTCCCGTCAGCGACCACTGGCCGCTTGCGGCCCCGGTGGTGTTGTACTTAACCGCGGTGGACTTGAACGCAGTTCCAGCACCATGGTCGAGAATGAGCACGAGATGGTTCTGCAACCGCTTCCGCGATTTCATATCGAGGTCAACGGCGGAAAGCGTCATCGCCTTCTTGGAGATGGACGTTCCCCGACCGACCTCGATAACACTCACCGAGTCTCGCACGCGCGTCCAGGGCGACAGTGGGATGGGGCTGTTCTCGTTGAGCGCCGACGCGGCAAACGTACCCGGAGCGCCCGCTAGGTCCTGATCTACAGCCCAATAGGAGATCTCTCCCTTACCAGGACCGAAATCAGGGTCCCTCTCCGCGAACTGATCGAATTGGACCGTGGCCTGAGCAAACTCATGCAACTCCAGGCTCAGATGTGGTGCCGCATACGATCCGCCTGCGGCGAATGTCACCCAGTTCTGATGTGGCATTGTCTTGAGTCAGACGACGACCACCACGCGATGCTATTGCTGCGGCAACCGCGGGTCCGTTACCAAAGCCCTGCGCTTCTCCGACAGCTTGCCAACGTCCTGCGTAAAGGTCGCGAGCAGCGCATTCTGGTCTGGCGGGGCTGGCGACTCGGGCGGCCGAGTGCCGCGGGGGCCAACACCTTGCAACTTCGCAGCCTCCACAGCCGCCGCGGCCGCACCGGCATCGCCAGTAACCTGCTCCAACCCCATGCGTTCCATCAAGGCCAGAGTGGCCTTCTGGGCTTCCGCATAGAGCTGGGTCTGATTTAGACCTCTGTTCTGAGCGGCTAATCGGTAAAGCGCACCGTCGAACATCTCTCGCGCCTCACCTGTCACCAGGCCCGGATTGTCTCGGAAGAACCCTGCCTGGAAGCCCTGCTGCTGTTGCGCCCGGCTCACGTATTGCTGCGCGGCGCTGTCCACAGCCTTCTTCACTCGCGCATCCATGCTGACTTCCAAGGCCTGCAAGAAGGCCGTCGGATCATTGGCCGCAACCGAACTCGTCCAAGCGGCCATCACGGTTGGATCGGCTTGCGCCGTTGCCGCAGCCGCAGCCGCAGCCGCAGCCGCAGCCGCGGCGTCTGGGACGACCGCACCCTGGCCCGCAGCAGGCCGATCACCATCACCTGCAAGTTGCGCGCGCAAGGCACCGATGTCCTCGGTCTGCCGACCTGAGAACTCTTCGAGCCGTGCGTAGCCGGCCTGAAGCCGCTCAAAGTCCTCGCGAGAAACGGGACCCGCGGAGGCAGCGTCGCTCCCGCGGTTGGCGTCGTCTGAAGATGCTCCTTCCTGTAGTCTGTCCGACAGGCTCCCCGAAACCTCGGGCTCTTCCGGCCCAGCGGCTGGTAGGCCGATGTTCCGAATAGAAGTCTCCGGCTCCGGTCGTGAGCCCTGCGATCCTTGAGCGCCCTGCGCGCCCTGCGATCCTTGAGCGCCCTGCGCGCCTTGCGCCCCCTGCTGACCCTGCTGGGCCGCAGCGTCCTTCTTCGGCTGTACACTCATACCGATTCCCCTTCTCGGCTACCCCGTTCGCGTGGACGACCCCCAACAGGCGGCTGCCGCCTCACGCGCGGGACCGTTATGGATAGTCGGCTGTCCCCCGAGTGCGGGAGGACCGACTGGTTCGCGTTACACATCATGTGCCCCCAAAGGCAAGTCGTCGCCGCCACCGCCCCCTTCCGCGGCTACGACCCGAAGGGTCTCTAGGTTCTGCTCTTCTTCTGACAGTCTGTTGGCCATGGCCTGAAGGCCCTCCCGCAGCTCTTCCATCGCCGCGAAGCGTTGCTGCATGGCCAGATGGCAGGCCAATTCCGGCACCGTCTTCCGATAGGCCACCCTCCACCGCTCCAAAATTGGCGGCAGGATCTTCTCCACGAGGAAGTGCGCGACGAAGCCGGCCGTACGGGCATCGTCGATGGCCTCCAAGGCCGCTCTTATCTCGGCCCTTAGATCGAAGCTGTCAACGGCAGTTTCTCGGCTTTCGCGGAGTTGATTGGTCACGCGCTCAGTTGCGGCACTTGCCGCTGCTCTCCTGGCATTAAGGCGCGGCGGCGACGCACGAGCTGCTGTCCCTGCTTGCCTTGCTGGCCTGGCGATGATGCACCCTGCATTTGTGCCATCGCCGCCGCGCGCCGTTGAAGTCCCTGTTGATATTCCTGTTCGGGAACCAGAATCTCATCGGGCGGGAGCCGATGCAGAATGGCCGCCCGTTCGAGCAGACTCCGGTGCCGAATCCTCCCCCACATCTCCGGCACCTTGGCCGCCATCTCGGCAAACCCCAGCAGGCGCTGGAGATCCTCGTTGACGCTGATCGAGGAAGAAATCCCCCGGGCCTGGTGGCGTATACCCTTCGTGAGGACATCGGTGCGGCTCTGTTCGTCCAACAGTTGCAGAGCCAAGGCGGCATTCATCCCGATAACCTTTCGGATGTCGGGCTGGAGGAACACCCGCGGATTGCGGGCCGTCACCTGGGCGAAGACGCTGAGAGTCATGTTCAACAGCGGCTCCAGGTAAGTCACCTCCAGATCGTGGGCCATCGAGCGAATAATCCCCATCGACTGCGTGTGCCGAGTGAGCACCTCCCGTGCCGTCTTGCGGCCGCCGCTTCCCGGTGCCTCCGTCCCGGTCGTGTGTTCGGTGATTCCGGTGTCGCGCTGCATCTCCTGATCCAGCATGTTCATCACGCCGAGAGAATCGCTTGGGACCTTGCCGGCCTCGAACCGCTCGATCCCTGGTCCCATCTGGAGGTCCGTGACGGCGAACATCTTGCCCGGATAGATGCCCCGCCTCAGATCGGCCGGGCGCACCCGCGCAACGTCATACTGGTAGGCCTGCACCGAAGCGAAGAGAGTGGCGTCCATCACCGCGTTAGCCAGCTCCGTGAACATCCGAGCAAGCCCGGCTACATGCTCCATCATCGAGGGGGCCCACACCCGATAGGGAACCCGCAAGGGCGCGCCCAACACAATCGGTGGACTGCCGTGATCGAAGGGGTTCTCGATCGGCCGCCGCAGGAGCACGCTTCCATTGATAACCATGAAGGTGCAGTTGGCCATCAGGAGCGTGCCATCATCATCGACCAGATCGCCCCAGAACTCCCGACAGTGAAGCCCCGGCCACACCCTATCCCAACTCGATTGCCTGTCCCGAAGGTTGCCCGCGGGGCTGGACTTGATGGCCTGCTCTACCCGCTCTTCCTCGAACAGTCCACTCTTCGCCCACTCCCGCAAGGTGTACCCATCCACCTCGCTTTCGAGTACCAGGAACCGATTGCGGCCGGACCAATCCAGCTTGACATCGAGCGGATCCCAGAGCTGGTGGACGGGGTAGTGGATCGGACCTCGGCTGTCAACGCCGACCTTGGTGGGAATGAGTCCCCCAAGGAAGCCCGACATCAGCCCCAGCCGCAACTGTTCGTAGAAGCCGGTGGACCGGATCACCGGCCGCATGACCTGTTCGAGAGCGAAGCCGCGGGCGTCGTCCTTGGACAGGCTATCCACGATGCGAAACCACTGATCGGAAGGAATGAGCCCGGCGCTGTAGAGCGCCACCGCGGCCTCGACCGTAGCAAACGTCCTCGGCATGGAGATCTTGGACTGCCATGCCTGTTTGCGGCTGAAGTCGTACTGCTCGTAGTAGAGCCGCCACATTCGACGGATCGTTCTGTAACGGTGCGAGGCATAGTCGTCGCAGGCCGTGACCAACGTCTCAAGGCGCTGGATGATCTTCTCGTCCGGCACTCCTTTAAGCGGCTCCGACTCCTCGGCCGCAGCCGGGGGAATGTCTATCTGGGCCGCCCCCGGCGCGTCGCGCAGTCGCTCAGAAGCAAACGTCGTCATTCCTTGCTCCAGTCCTCTGATACCGTCGTCGCTGGCTGTTTCTGCTCTATCAATGCCTCATCGGCGGCCAAGGCCTTATCGAACCCGCTCAGAAGATGCTGCAAGGCATCGTGCGGGTGCGACCAGAGATTCTTCTCCGGGCGCAACCCACCACGCCGACTAACCTGTGTGGGGCCGCTGCGCCTCACAGTCCTCTCCCCTGGTATCTCGTCTCTCGATACTGCTCCACCGCCTGGGCATCTTTCTGTGGAGCAAAGAAGTAGCCACCCTGGAATCCCTCGCGCATCAACTTGCAACGCGGATTGACGAGCAAGGCCGGTTCACCATCCGAAAGACTGGTCAGCCGCCGAGCAACGGCCTCTCGGCGCTTCACCCAGGCCGTCCCTCCCGTCTTAATCGCAATGCCCAGGTCGTCTCGCAGGATCTCGAAGCACGAGCGGGCATCGGTTTCTCGCACCGCCGCGCCGGAGGGGTCCCCGTAATCAATCCACGAGTGATCGGGCCATTCCAAGGTGCATTCCCGCTTCACCTCCTCGCCGAAGTGGTAGATGCCTGGCCGGGTGGCCATGAACTCCCGCAGGATGATGAGCTGGCCGTGATTGTTGAATTGCACCACGACGCAGGCCGGGGTGTTGCCAAAATCCCACCCGCGCATGATAGGTATGCCCGGAACGGCCGGAAGGTCTTTCGCTGCAACGTGGATCGCGCCCCGGAACTCGGGGTACACAGGGTCGCCGGGAAAGGTGAGCGCGAAGGCCTCCTGATCGTCCTCGGGATACATGCGCTCGGTGTCGCGCCGGGTCCCGCCCGAAGGCCGCATCGGCTGGCCCTCCTCATCAACGAAGTTCGGGTTGTCCTGCCAGCACGCGAAAACCTTGTAAAAGCGGCGTCGCTCGGGAGCATATTTCTCGGGCCTACCGTCCCGGCAGCTCATGTAAACCCGAGCGTGCTCATTGTCGATGCCTTCGGCCGTTCCCAAGCCGACGAAGTAGCCATCCAATCCAATCGCCCCAAGGGCCGCGGCGAGTACGGGCTGTTCGATCAGTCCCCACTCGTCGGCGATAACTCGGCGGGGATGCCAGGTCTGAAGCGCACTCGGCACGGAGGGAAACGCGAGCACTTCACTCTCCGCGCCCTTTTCGTCAATGATAGCGAAGCGGCCCTGGGCCTTCGTTCCATACTCGGCCGGATACCCCAAGTTGGGAGCTAACTGCGCGTGCGCCCACCGCACCCGCCGAATGAAGTCGTGCGCGTTGTCCTCGCGCTGGCAGAAGTAGATACACTGGTAGGGAGCAAAGTGCCACATCTCCCAGAGCACAAAGAGCGCCAGCTCCCACGTCCAACCGACCTCCCTGGCCTTCAGCGCCACGACTAGTTGCTCGTTTTGGAGCGCCTCTCGGAACTCGACCTGGATGGGACGCTCTACGAAGTCGATCTCCTCGCCGCGCTGGAAGTTCCGAATCCGACACTGGCTCAGAAAGAACTCCGCGTTAGCCCTGGCGATGTAGGGGGCCAAGGCGTCCGGGTCCTCGGTGCCCGCGAGTAAGTGTTGGAGGTCGGCCGTCATTAGGGCTTAATCCTGGGGAAAGGCACGACGATCTTACTCTTCCCCTGCTGCTCCTTGGCCTTCTTGGCCATGTGCTGGTTCAGCCACAGGTGCTTTCCGACCAGCAGGAGATAGGCTATCTCGACGGACTGGCCCTCGGCCTGGAGGGCAATTTTGCCGTCTTCCAAAAGCACCACCTCCACCCGCGCGCGACAAGGGACAACCGTGGGGTCGGGGGAGGTAGAGGGAGCGGGCGGCTTACCGTCGTTCGGTCCTGACATTGGCAAAGTCTCCTAAAAGGAAACGAGCCCCTGGAGCCGACGCTAAGGGGGGCCTAGTCCCTATCGCGTCCGCTTCAAGAGCCCGGCTGGATCCTTTGCCGAGTTCCTCCCCTGGCATCGCTACCTGCCAGCCAGGGGCTGGTTTCAATTCAGTCTTGCACACTCCCAGGGGCTTGTCAACCTTCCCAGGCGCGGAAAGGGGGCGGCCGGTGTGCGTGGCCGCCCCCCTGGGCCCTTTAGCGGAAGTGGCCTGGGGGAATGCCGAAGGCCTCCGCCATGTGCTTCGCTATCCACCGCTCAGAGGCGGCGAAGTCAACGGGAGGCATCGGCAATCCGACTGTCCCAGACGCCGTCATCATCATCATCTCCCGAGCCGTTTGAGAACGCCCGCCGCGGAAGTGGTGAATCACCATCCTTGCGAGGGGGTGTTGCCCCCTCAGCCGAAAGGGACGACGCACAACTCCACTGTGGGGTCGTCCGGGTCGATCTGAAACTTCAGCGCGGCCTTGACCTGGGCCCGCACCTCGTCCCTTGCGAGAATGGCTTGGGGTTGGTGCAGGATTTCCTCTTTCGGGGGCTTTCCTGGCTCCCCTGGCGACTGCCTCACCGCCATTGCTATCCAAATGCGGTTATACATCTCGTTCTCTCCCTTCTGAGAGACTATGATTTGGCGCGGGCCTTCTGCTCCCGCCTCGCACGAGCGCGGCGAATCGTAAGGAGTTCTGCCAGCGCCAATACTACCCAAGCACTTCGACTCCGGCCATCAGCCTCCGCCGCCTTGTCAATCCTCCGCAAGAGACTGGCCGGCAGATTTAAGCTCACGACTCTGTGCGGGGAGGCTTTCTGTCTCATGTCCGTTCCCTTCCTCATCGGGCCCAGATGGCGGAGGCAATGCCTTCTCCTTCTCGGCCTTCAAGGCGATGTATTTCGCCCACATGGCGGTGATTATATCGGCCGGTAGCAAGGGCACCTCCGCAACCGTCAAATGGCCGCTCACCTCCAGCGACGCGGGCAACACCTTCTCGGTGTGCTTCAAGATCATCTCACACAACGCTATGAGGCGGGCGCGATTCCGAACCCCGAACTTGCTCGGGGAGGTATTATCACGCATCCACAGCAGCGTCCGAAACTCCTCCAGCGCGACTATAAGGGCCTCCCGGTACGCGCCGGTAGCGATCTCCATGACGAGACGCTTGGCCCTGGTGAGGCGTTGCTTCCCGTCAATGGCCAGCAAGCTCGCGGCCTTCGCCTTCTCGGGATCCGAGAAGGGGTACTTGATCGCCTCCTTTTGCGTGAGGCCTTGAAGGTCGCGCTCTTCCTCTTTGGCCGCCTTGGCCGGCTTCTTCGGTGGCCCCTTAAGCCAACGACCAGTTTTCTGATCTCGCTTCCGCAATGGCCTAACACCCCTGGCTAGGAGGGAGGAATGCGGTCGGGGACACCGCTGCGCGCCTTACTAACTCCTGGCCACCTGCCCGGATGGCTCCGGCCTTCGAGCGCGGCATAACCTGGGTGTCGCAATTGTCCGATCACACATCCCTCCCTCGCATCTGAGTTGTCGCTACTCCTCGTCGCCGTCCTGCGCCATCTCCTCCGGCGCTTCCTGCGCTACGGCCTCGGCCGGAGTCAAGCGCAGGCCGATGAACCGGGCGAAGTTGCCCAGATCGAAGGACTTCTTCATCGAGTCGCCCGCGCCTCCCTTATCCATCGCCTCCAGCTCGTCCAGACAACCGCGGGCACTCGCGATCAGATCCCCCACCGACATCTGCTTCCAGTGGAGCCAGTCGCCATTGGCGATCAGATGCTGCTTCTCCCGCATCCGACGTTCCATGCCCTTCGCGTACACCTTGATCTCGTCCCTCGGCCTCACGTTCTTCTCCGGCATTTCCTCACGCTCCCTTTGGGTTATTGTGCGTCCAGCTTCGCAAGTAGGCCTCCACCCAATCGCGGGTGGGCTTTGTCAGGGCCAGCTTCAACTTGTTCGCCCGATACCAGGGCCGCACATCGCCGTCACCACCTTGCGCTCGACTCGCCCCGATCCAATCGCAGACCATCTCCACTCGGGCGGCATGAGACATCGCCAGTATAAGTGGCGCGCCGCCATCCTCGGGAAAGATCCACCATTGCCAGTGATGATCGTTGCGCTTCTGGTGCAGGAACCACGCTCGATCAAAGGCCGGATCCCCCGTATCTGTCGGCTTGTAGTAACCCGTCCCGTCCCGTCCTCGGCCACGTCGGCGACCGTAGAAGTGCTCGGCGTAAGGCAGGAACTCGCTCGGCCGGAACTTCGAGAGGTCATGCACGAGCCCGCGCCAATACAAGCCGCGCCTCCAGCACTCGACCGTCACGAACCAGCGATGCTTGACCACATACCACAGATACCGGATGTATTTCATTGCTGGCCCAGCGCCTCATGTACCGGCACGAA